TGAAAGAGATACAAGACAAAAAATTAAAAGTATTTCTAGAACTAAAGGAGATGTTAGATGAACGGGCTAGTAAGCAAACTAACTAATTGGGCTTCAATTATCGGAGTCATCGGTGCCATTGGTGGAGGCTTTTACGCATGGGGTGAGTTTAATACAAGACTTGATGCGATTGAAGGTTCTGATTTAGATGTATCAGCAATGGTAAAAAATTCAGAGGATATAGCAGTGTTAAATGAAAAGGTCGAAAAACTTGACCTTTCAGAAATAGCTGTTTTAAGTGATAGAATAGACGGACTTGATTTATCAGGTATTGCTGTTCTAGAAGAAAAAGTAAGTAAACTTGAAAACAGACCGGCAGGAAAAGATTGGTCTGCAGACATAGCAGTATTACAAGACCAAATAAATGATATTGCTAAACTTGAAGATGAGATTGATGAAATCTGGGAATCTTTAGAAGGTATGATTGAAGATTTAGAAAAGAAAATATCTAAAAACAAAGATGCTGTTGATGATGTAAAAGCAGATGTAAAAATCAATACAAAATCTATTGAGTTTAATTCAATTAAAATAGAAGAAGTAGATACTAAAAATAGTAATCCATTAGGTGGTTAAAATTCTGTTTCTCCAAAAGATTTGGAAGAACTATCACCATTACTAACTGAGGGTGTTACTGCTACAGCTGTCGAACCAGAAACTGCAGTAGTATCACCCTGGTTAACAACCGTATTAGATGAAACAACAACAGGTTGAACAACATCAGCACCTTGATTTGCTTGATTATTAAAGCTCATCAAAGCACCTTGTGCATTAGTGTTAAAATTTACACCTTGTAATAATTTTAATTTTTCAACATCATCTTCATCAAAATCATTCAACACTCTTTCTAGTGATGCAAATTCACTTCTTGTTTGTCTAATAAATGTTTTGATATTTGTTTTTATAGTTTCTAAATTATCATCTTGAAAATTTGCTATTGCTCGACCAAAGTGTTCAAATCCTTCTGCAAAAGCTTTCATACCATCTCCAGCATCTGCAAGTTCTACAAATTTATCGAAAGGACCACCTGTAAAAAATTCCATAACTGTATCTATAAATCCACCACCAAGTTTATCGATTGCATCAGCAACAGCCACAATACCTTTAGATGCCTCAGATAATTTTGGACCATCTAGTCCTTCAAACTCTCCTAACTGTTTAGCAACTTTTGTAAATGTATTATCTTTTACAAAGTTAAGTAATATTGCCTCTGCTACAAATTTTATTCCAAATGCATCATCTATATCTTTTATTGCTTGACCTGCTTGGGCAATTCCATCAAGGTCTATACTCTTTCCTTTTTCACCAATACCGACCATATGGTCAGCTAATGTTTCTATTGTTTCGAAGTCAGTAGCGTTTAGTGCAATACCTTTAACAACAAAACCGGCAGTTAGTGCAGTATTTAAAGCTGAGAGTGCATTAGAAAATCTTGTAAATCCAACTGTATCTTCAAAACCATCACCGACGGTATCTACTTTATTCATAACATCAACGATTTCATTTATTGTTTCTACATCAATAAAGTTAGTGAAGATACCTTTTGCAACAAAATTACCTGAAAATGCTTGGTCAAATTTTGTAAGTGCATCAGCAAATCTTGTAAAACCTGTCGTGTCTTCAAATTCACTACCAACTTCTTCAGCTTTCTTTATAACATCAACTACGTCTTTTAAATCATCTACACCTATAAAGTTAGATAAGATACCTTTAGCAACAAAACCTGCAGTTAGACTTTCATTAAATGATTTAAGACCTTTTCCAAATTTATCTATACCTTCTTGGTCTACGTTTTGTCCTATTTTACCAATTTCATCTATTGTCAATGCTAATTGTGTTAATGAGTCTGCATCAACAAATCTTGTAATAACTAAAGCAATAGCATCTAATACACCAACAGAGTCATTTATTATATTGAAAGCCTCACCAAATTTTCTCACACCTTCCATATTAATATTCTCACCGTCTTCACCTATTTTTAAAAATGCATTACTAAAATCTTCTAAAACTTTAGGAACTTTTTCCATTGCTTCAACAAATATTTCAATAGCTTTTGCAATTCCCATAGTACCGACAGCAACACCACCACCAATACCTAAAGCTGCAAGTCCTACACCAGCACCGGCACCTGCACCTAATCCGAGAGCACCTCCAAAACCTGCAAGTGCTAATCCACCACCACCACCTTGTTCTTCTTCTCCTTGAGAAGGTGCAGTGGCTGTAGGTTTACCTTTTTGTTGTTCTAGTTTTTCTCTATTTCTCTCAGCTTCATCTGCTGCTCTTTTATTTGCTTCTGCTTGTGCTTTTTGTAATTCCGTAGATGCACCTAATTGTTCTGCGATTAATGCAAGAGTATCATTTGTTATTTGTAAAGCATCTGCAACTCTTGTTAATCTAATTCTAACGACACCTTGAACACCTTTTAAACCGTTAGTTACACGGTCTTTTAAATTTTCAAGTGCATCTGCACTCTGCTGTTCAGTTTCTTGATTAGCTTTTAATTGTTTCAGGATATCGTTAAAATCAGCCATTAATCTTTATTCCATCTTTCTTTTGCTTTTTTTGTCCAGTCTTTCATCTGTTCTTTTGTAACATCTCCGTCAATCATTTTTGCACCATCAGGCATTTCATTATGAAGTGCAATAACTTGACCATCTTCAATTTGTACTAAAGCTTCTCCACAAAAAGCATCTTTCTTAAATTCTTTATCCCTAGTTAGTTCTCTTTTTTCTTTCAAACATTCTGATATAGATGACATTGGGATATATTGTGTCATTCTATCTTCGGTATCATTCATGTTACCAAACAGAAACATTACAATAATACTAATAACTTCCATTTTCTCTCACCTTATCCTTTAACTTTTCTAAATCAATTAATATCTTTTCAATATCTTGTTGAGCTCTTTTGATATTGACAGTATTTGATTTCATTGATTCCATACCCTCTTGTATTTTTTCCACCTGTGCTGATAGAAATTCTATAAGCATTATTTGTTCTTGGTCGACCGGGGTTTGGTCTGCAGCTTTAACTAAGTCAGCTTCAAACAATGTTGCTCTTGTTTCTAATGTATTCAATCTTTCTTGAATCCCAAAGTATGCCCACACACCTATAGCAACTGCCGCAAGTATTGACAATAAATTTCTCATCGGCATACTGATACTTGTATTATCTGATATCTTCATTTTAACCTACTTCTTTTTTGTATATGCTTGAGCCCCAAAGAATGCTGCAACAATACCTGCAACGGCAATGAAATATACACCTGCCATGTCACCTAATATTTTTGCGGCTTGTTCTAAACCTATAAGATTTGCTGCTACAACACACACGGGATATAACAACATACCATACAATGAATACCATGCCATAGTTCTTTGTGCATCACGCATAGCATCTTGGTCTTCAAGTTCTTTTCTTTTGAACTCTAAATACATTTTGTGCTCATCAGCACTTACTACTCCATCACCATTACTATCTGCAGGGTGATAAATTTTTTTAACCTCTTCTTCAGCCATTATTTGTTTTTCCTTCTTTCGTTTTCTTCTTCAATATATTGTGTCAACAAAGTAACATAAACTTCTCTTTCCCACGGCATCATATTTTCAATCTCTTCTAAACTATACTTGTGATGTTGCATCAAACCAAAATTAGTTTTGTAATACATCTCCATGTTTATGTGAGAAAGAGCTATTAAAAAAAACTTTGAACGCCCTCCAATACTACTTCAGATTTAACCTTTGTTTTTGGGTTTTCGACTTCAACCTTGTGTTGTAATCTAGGCATAGTATTAAAAAAGTTTCTCACATCAGCAAATTGTTTTTGTGTCAAACTCTCTATAAAATCTACCTTCTCTTTATCAGATAAATCTTTACCATCATACACATCTTCACCATCTACAATCTGATAGATTGAATTACCAAACAGTTTAAACAGATTATCTACAACACCTGTTTTCTCTTTATCTTCTTTTAATTTACCAAGAAAGTCATCGTATAAATCAAAAGCAGGATATGTCATGTATAGTTCTGCAGAATCTGTTAATTTAATTTTGTTACTGTGCCCTTCAGGCATTTCTACATTGATGTTAAGTAAATCGACTGATACTGGAACATAAGTTTCATTATCATCTGGACATATTACATTTAGTTCAGCAGTTTCACCTACGGAACGAGCACGAATATGTAACAACAAATATTCTATATCAAACATAGGTAAAGAACTAATGTCTAATTTACTTACAATACAATTTTGAATTACATTTTTCATAGTTTCAACGATAGTTTTAGTATCTTTAGATTGTTGTGCTATCAAAAGTAATTTTTCTTCTTTCACAAGAAACGGTCTATATTTTACTACCTCATCCGTTGACGGTAGATTCAACTCATAAGTTGGATAATTTATTTTAAATGCCATTATATCTCCTTATTATATAAATGGTGGGAATAGTTTTCCACCTGTAACTCTTCCAATTGGAATACTTCTTTTTATAGAACCTATTGCATCTCTTGCAGCAGTTCTAAGCGATGGTGGTAATGAAGCCAAGAAACCACCTTGTCTTGATATCTCTCCAGTAGTTAAACCTGCAACTTTTCCTGATGCATCAACATCAACAGCAAAGTTTAACCATAGTCTAAAGTTAAATGTAACATCAAAAGTTTGTATTTGGTCTAGTGCGGCATAGTCATAATTTACTGCACCAATAATTACTGGATATGCTTCAAATAGTCTAACTCCGTATGTAATGTGACTTGTATCGTTTTTACTTTCATATTCACCCAACTGAAATATATCTAATGGAGTAACATATTCATCATAAAAGTTAAAGTTATTTGTAACATGGTCGTACATTGCACTCTGCCATAATTCGAAGTAACTTCTTTGTCTTAAAAACTTATCTGCATAAAAGGTTGCAGTTATAGAACCATACTGAACACCTGTAGGATATTGTGTAACAGGACCGTATCTAGTTCTAAATGGACTTGCGTTAAATGTTCTTTCAGGCATTGTAATCTTTTGACACATCATTGTAATGTCTTGACCCATTGCTTGTTGAACAGTATAATTTTGTCTTGCTCTTGAACCTGATTGTGTAACACTTGGTGGACCACCTTCAAATACTGATTGGTCACCACTTTGTTTTAAATCAGGTAAATTACTTGTAGATGAAGATAACTTTTCTAAACTTGCTGGTAATTGAAATCTAACAGAAAATTTAGATGGTTTTGCTAATCCACCGTTTTTAGAAATACCTGCTCTAAAACGATTTATTGCAGTATCTAAACTTTCTGGTTTTGGTTTGTTAAGATTTTCATATTCTCTACCTCTTGGTAATCCTATACGAATATCAAACGGACCTACTCTTTTACCTTGTCTAAAGATTGCCATTAGCTTACCATCCTTCTACTATCTGCAAATACTTTACTCTCACTTGCTTTTTCAAATTTAGCAACAGGCATAAATATTGCAGGTATGTAATCGTCTTTTTCTAATCTCATAAACCCAGACCTATAGTGAGCTCTCAGATATCTTTTGATTGTTGGTCTTATTAACTTAATTCTTTTCAACTGTGAATAATTACGTCTAAAATTACGATTGTCTAATTCTTCAAGCAGTCTTGCTCGTAAGTTATATGGTAAGTAATGAAAGTTCATACCTAAGAATCCATCTTCATACAACTCAATGATAAACACTAATGGAAACCTATCGTAATACGGTAATTTTCTTTTTAACTTTGGGTCATACGAAAACATACAGAAATCAAATAGTCTAGGTCTTGCAACAACATTACCTTGACGCATAAGTTTTGCTGATGATATTCTACTAGCTAATTGTCTAACTTTAGAACGGTACCAGTTTACACTTTTCTCTTTGTCACCTGCAGATTTTCTTATTGTATCAAATATACTTGCCATGTGACTATTTATATGGAGATAAGAAATCCTCGGTCAGTATTTGAAACTCAATACCTTTCTTTTTACAATACTTTTCTGCAGCAGTCCATTTGGCCCTATTCTTCACATACTCTAATACATCATTCTTCCATACCCTTGTCTTTCTTTTAGGGTTTTTAGGTGGTGGTTTAGTGTACTTTTTTGGTTTGACTTCGATGACTTTTTGTGTTATAATGTTCTTACTGTTTCGATACTTAATCCAGAAGTCTGGAAAGTATCTAGACATACCACCAGTTATGGGATTATCGTAAACAATGCTAAACTCTTCCGACTTCCACTCTAATATATTTGGATTCGTGTCTAGATATACCATCACTTTTCTTTCCCATAAACTACGGTATATAATATTGGTGGGGTCACCAATATATTTTTTTGGGTTAGATGGTCTATATCTTCCTTTATAACTGCGGTGTTTCATCATAAATAGTCTTATGGCTACAGGAATATTTAGTTTACTTGGAATCAAAAACTCTAAAGATGGAGGGTCTAGTGGACCAAGTGCAACTTTACCGAACAAAAGTAAATTTACAGATAGAGATACCTCTGACTTTGGTTTCATGGACCGTAATAAGTTCAATACTGAAATCATGTCTTATCCACAAGGTGTAGAAGATGACCCATCACAAGGTCACTATATGCTTTTTTTTATTAAGAGTAGAAAAGATGCATC